GCAGTTGGTTCTACTGCACCTTTTGAATATTCCGAATATGCTCCTGCATAAACTGCATTTGCATCCAATCCGCCCGGCTGTGTTCCTGTAATACCATCTGCGGTATTTAGAATTGGTTTATGAGAACCACCAGTTGAAGGAAAAAACGGATTTGCATTTACACTTGGATATACTGCACCAGATGTTGCAGATGTTTTCTTTGCACTAGATCTTAAATCGGGATTTGAAGAACGAAACACATCATCGGCCGGACTTGCTATCGCAGTATTATAAGGCCCGAGTTTTGATTGAAATTCTGGCTTGTTTAATATGGTACATTCTTCTGCATTGTGTGCTGCGGTCTGTACTGTTCCATTCTGGTTGAGATCTGTTCCGTCATTTCCTGCACCAAGTGGTTTCCAAGTATCATAATCAATTTCTAATCCTTCTGGTGCAATGACAATATTTGCAAAATTATCGAATGCTTCTAAAGTAACCGACCCATCATGTGTCTGGTCTTCCCATGTTTTTAGTGGATATGCAAGATAAACTCCAGGCAATTTAGTTGGAGCAGTACCATCGTAACCTCCTGTTGCATCACCAGCAGTTGCAAGTGCTTTTGTCAAAATCATTTTGGCCGCAACTGCACCTGTTCCAGATCCAGAGGCAGGAACAATATTTGAAATACGAACTGGTTCAAAATTCTTGTTCCAGAATTCTCCTGTATTTGCGGCCGCATCTATTGTCCATGTTCCAGTTGCAGTATTAAAAACTTTTACTGCATTATCTCTTGTTTGATACCATTCCCCCTGTGTAGTTCGACTATCAATTGCTCCTGTCGCACCACTTGTTCCACCAGAAACCGTATTACCAATTGCAAATCCTACAGAAAGATCATTTGATTGAAATACAATATTTGCAGTTGCATTTACTGTTCTTGCTCTTACTGCTCCTGCGGCATTACTTGTTCTTCCAAAAACAACACCCTTAACCATTGAAAAATTTCCAGTTGGATTGACTGATCCCGAATTTGTTGTAGTAAAGGTTAGAGTATTTGCGGTTGTATCTCCTACTTCAAATATACCATTAAATTCATCGTGAATATCATCTGCACCTTTAAGTACAATTCGTTCCCCTGAGAGAATACCATGTTCATCTGTGGTTTGGACTGTTACTGTACTTCCTGTTCTAGAAATAGAATTAGTATCTAATGCAATAGTATCTGATGTTGGAAATCCAAGAGTAATATCGGTGCTTGATCCTGTATCAAAAGTACTTCCTGTAAGTGTTATGTTGACTTCTGTATTAGAACCAATTTCTGTAGAGAAAACAGATGCGTTAGTTCCTCTATCAGTTAGTAATTCTCCTGCAACAAATGTACCTACTGTATCGAATGTTTCTAACAACACCGTTGATGTATTTGCGGCCGATTTGATAGTAGATGTATTGTTTGCAAAATCTGTAAGAGTTTCCGCTGCAGAGAATGAACCTGAGACATTTGAAATCTCCATCCAAACATAAGTATTTCCTGTGTATAAATCCTCTGCAAGATCATATCCTCCTCCAATGTGACCCCCTGCAACTGCATCAGTATTTGCAACTAATGCATATTCATATCTCACATCTGAATTTGCAGTTGGGTCTACTGCTACTCCACGAAAAGTTGTTCCATTAATCGTATTTGCAGGAATAAATGGTTCAGAAGCAGTTGGTGTTGCATAAGGTGCAGTATTTTCATCTACTGAAATTATTTCTCCATTTGCTCTGCCTCGTGTCATAAAGTATTTTGAAAAATCAGTAAAATACTTAATGCTGGTTCCCTCATCATTTACAATAGAAGTATTTGCATTTGTAGTAGTTGAAAGAGTGAGTTGTCCTCCATCTTCATTAAAATCATGTAAAGTAATGAATGGCAACGTGGTTTTATTACTTTGAGAACTGTCTTCTAATACTGGCATAGTCAATGTTCCAGTAGAAGTATAAGCAGTTCCAGGCGCAAGGTTAAATTTCATAATTCCTGAAACAGATGCTCCGTGTAACAATGCTCGTTGTTGTGCAAGTTTCTCACATACAGTTGGCAATGGATCAGAATTGGAATGAGATGTATTTGCAGCTCCACGAAAGAAAGGAGTAAAACTTACTTTCATAAGATCTGCAAGTTGCACCTCATCACATATACCAATTCTTGCAAAAATTACATTACTCGGCCCTCTTGCAATATCCTCTTTAACATCGATTTTCTTTTGTTCTACATCCATAATTTTTCTTTAACTTATAGGCCCCGTAAATGGAACTCCTGGCGTATCTGGTGTTACTCCTATGACTATTGCAGAAAGAGTATAAGTATTTAATTCTTTTGCAAGTTTGTTTGCAAAAAGAGTTGTAGATGGATTGGGTTTACTGAGTACATCTATTAACCCAGCAATCAGCCCCGGCAAGCCAGGTGCAGTAATTATTGTACTTTGAAAAAGACTCAACCACGTTGCAAGACACGAATCAAATGCCTTTGCCATTTTTTGTGCAGTCAAAGCAGGTGCAGGACTGACTGAACTATAAATATTTCCCAAATCCTGACCCAATGCAGCTACTCCGGGCATTGCAGTAAATGGATGTCCTCCTGCGTTCATTCCTCCTGAACAAAAATTCATATAAGCTTTTGAAGTTTTTAATCCAACTATCTGAGGAGAAGGATTCCCTTTTGGGCCCTTCTCATATATGTCTATTAATTCACCCTGTAATCCTGCTGCTACTAATGGCATATCGTTATCCTAGAAAACATTTTTTAGACATTGCTTTCATCAATTTTGCTGCATACTGGGGCATAATTGGCCCAGTCGGCCCAACTGAACTTGGATGTTGGTGATCTTTAAAAATATCCATCAAAAATGTTTTTCCAAGAATCATAGGTTCTGTTTGACCACCCAAAGTAATCACCGCACCATCAATTTGAACTGCCGCATCTGCTTTAATGTCTATCAATGCACCTTCAATTGCGGCTTTAACCATTCCTTTAAGTTTTGCTGTCGTTGTTGCTTGAATATTGATTCCCGATGGGCCTGAATTTGATTTTATATCTATATCTCCCAAAGGTGCTTTGAGTGCAATTTGAGCAGCCGCACCAAATGGCCCCATGTTTAAGTCAATTCCTCCTGTAACTATTGCATCTATAGTTTCTAATACAATTTTTCCTATTGCTGCTTTAATAGTTTTTGCATTTGTTGCAGGAATCGGTGCATTTGCAATTGTCTCTTCTGAACTACCACCAATTACGTGTGACATTGCACCGAATGATGTGATGTTCATTGCACCCATAGAACCTAAAGTCATCTTTCCAGATTGAACATTAAATTCACCCTGAGCAGATATCGTTTGATTACCTTTGAATACATCAACTGCTGTTGCATTACTCCGAACTATAGTTGGTGCATTTAACATTAAAGTATTTTTTGCATCAATCACAGTAGTTTGACCAGAAAGAACCACATGACCAGAAGGAGCTCCAAGAATGATATCACCATTATCTGATGTTACAACAAAATCATTACCAAGAACTAAATGTTTTCCCTTTGTTACTTTTGTAAAAGAATCATTCTCGACTACCTTTTTTTCTGTCCCACTTATAATCGATTCTTGATTACCCATGACAATATTATATCTGTGGGCATTTGTTCTATCTGTACGTATTCCCTTTGGATGAAATTCTGTAAATGTACCAGAACGATGATACCAATGTAATCTTTCTTTTGTTGGAGTATCATCGATCTCAATTAAATGTCCACTTTCCGACTCGTAAACGTGATTGAACGGATAGACGGCCGCATATGCAGATGGTGGTTGTTTTATTTCGGTTGTCGTATTAACTGTAAACAAAGAAGTATCAACAAGTTTCGCAAATGGTGCAACCGTCATGTTTGGAACATTTTTAGTTAAATTTTCCGTTGGTGCGAATTGTGAAGTAATTGACCCTTTACCTAAATTTTTATTCTTCGATGCAATGATTCCTTCTGTCTCTGTCTTTGCAGATGCATCAGCCTCTCCACGAGCATAACGAGAAGTTGTTGGTTCGTTTATATTTCTTGGATATAATGATTTACTCGATAATGCTTGTCGTTCTTCATTCGTGTACTCTGTAATCGTAACTTCTTTTCCTGCTTTTGCTTTAAATGTTTTAGGTGGAAACGGCCAACCCACAAGACTGATTGCACCACCACCTGACTTTGCACCACCTTGAATCGTGATTGTATGGCGGTCTGCATCTTCAACATCTAAACGTGAATCGTTGAATCCTGTGTTTATTTTTGCATAGTTTTCTGGAATACCATGCATAGTTCCCATCATCACAGGTTCTTGTGCAAGTTCACCATCACGATAATACCCCATTACCCACGTACCTTCGACTGGGCCAACTGGTGCTTCTCCTGCACCCGATTGACTTGCAGAAGTAATTGGCATTACTGGAAATGCCCAAGGCAAATTTTCAGTAGGTAGTTCTGATTTGTCGGCAGTATGCCATCCTAGTATCCGAACTCTACATCTGCCCAAAAACAAAGGGTCTTTGCGGTCTTCTACTACACCATGCCACCAGATAAATCCATCTTTACCTTGAAAATAATTACTCATTATGGCATCCCTGAAGTTAATATGGTTTCATCTGCAGCTGCTTCTTGTTTGGTTGCCTGGCCTGGAATTCGTTTTGCAAAAGAATTCTTTATTAATTCTAAATCAGTTTTATATTCATTTACAGTAATTATATGTCTAATTTTTGACACAACATAATATCCGCTATAAAGTTGATGTCCTAAATCAACAGAACCTATTTCATCGGGAGCAATCGATGATGGTATTTCAAATCTTATCAAATCTCCTACGTGTCTGGCCGAGTTTCCTGCAACATTAAAAGTTACAACAATATTTCCAAATTCTTGAAGTTGCATTTCTCTTTGCAATAACCAATTTTCTATTTGATTTGGTTTTGCTTCGTTGTCCTTAAATGTTTTTGCATTTACCCCTATTGAAGTATTTGTGGATTCAAATGCAGGGGGAAACAACATAGGTGCTACAAACATTGCATCGTGCGACTTTGTTGTTGTTGCTAATTTAATAGACGCTTCATTTGAACCAAGTAAATCAGAAGAATCGCTTATCAATTTGTTCTGAGTTTTGTCTGTTGGATGAATATCAGTTGATATGAAATCTGCAAATATTCTCTGAGAATCATCTTTTGCTTGTGAAGGGTCTGATTCTTCAACCGTAGCTCCTGTGTCTGGATCTTCATAACTTGTTGTTGGATTTTCTTTTTTCTCATAATAATCATATTTGACTTCATCATATTTCATCCTAATCGGATCATATGCGATTAACTTAGAACCATACATTCCAAATCCAAGATTTTCTAGTGCTTTAAATGAACCTTTAAATTCAAATTTTTCGACTCCAAAAAATTCCATTCCTATAGAACTTTGATCTTTTCCGGCAGTTTTAGGGACATATTGATATAAAGGAATATTCTTTTTTGTAGATTGTTTAACTATCATAGTTTCAATCGATTCATAAAAAAATCCTGTTCCTAATTTCTCATAAAATACAAAAAGAGAGCCGGGCGCAAATGGTGCTTGATTTTTTTCTGGATCTTCAATTTCCGAATCCTCTATATTAGAAGAAAGAGAACGTGATGCACAGAAATTTATTGCTTGAAATGGAGTCCAGTTTGGAACAATAACGTTTTGGGGCGTTCCAGTTTTTTCTATAAAAACTTTTTTTTGCCATGGAAGACTTATTTTTTTATTAATTTTGTTCAATGCATCTTTAACTATTTGATGATAAAATCTCCCTTTATATCCTTTACTTATTTTAGATTTGGTATTTACTATATATTCTGGGCTCACGAAAAACAATTTATATATTTTCGTTCTTTCTCCTGTCGTATCTTCTATACAATCATATACTCTAAATGTTTGTTCAAATACTTCTTCACTACTGGTGCCAGACTCTAAAGTTTCTCCTACAGAATCTTGTTTACTTCCTGCGCCTGGGGTTGAAAATGAAATAATTAATGTTTCATCTCCAATGATTGGTATAGTTTCTGCTAAACCTTGATTGTCTATAAAGGTAAATGTTCCACGTAAAACATTTGAAAATAAATCTTCATAAATGTTTAATTCTTCAAAGACGCCAGGTGAATTTAAATGTACTACATTGGGAGAAGAAGGAGACATTATAGACAATTCTCTTAAAATAAAAGAACCACCCCCCATTGGAGAAGTGTTGTCTACCTTTTTAATTTTTCTATCAAGTGAGTTATCTGCCATATCATTATTATGCTGCGAACATACGTTTTACTTCATAATCTACATCTTGAATAACAGATGCATTTATTAATTGCAGTTCGGTTTTTTCATCATTTAATTCAAATTCCCAATCATATTGAGAAATAGTAGTTTTATCATCATCTCCCAAAAGTGCATATGCAGTTGAATCTATGATGTATTTAACTGCTGGAATTCTTTCAGCAATTCCAGTTTTTGCAACTTCTGCACGTATTATTTGATAATAGTACTTAACTGTATTAACAGCAGAATCCATACTTCCATATTTGGAAACAATATAATTATCGAATTGAGTAAGTCCCAATGGCCAGTCGAATACAGGATCATAAATGTCGTTAAACATCAGAATCAAATATGCAAAAGAAGGAGTCCCATATACTTCTTGTGAAACCATATCTGGGCGATATCCGTCCTTTATACGATAAGGATAGTAATCAGTAATTTCACTAACAACTGCTGGTTTGAACTTTGGCCGCTTCATTATATTTGTCACTTTCTGAAACGTATTCGGTGCGTTGCCGTTTATGTCATACTTGACATTTGGTATTGATTTAAAATAATTTGCCATTTATCTTTTATTTCTCATTGGGTCTGTTTTTTTATTTGCTTCGACTCTATCTCGCCTTAAAATATCAGAAGTATCATCATTCTGTTTATCTGAAACTGTATCTGAACTTGTCACATATTGAATTTCTTGGAAAGTAATAGCGAGAGATGTATGAACAGGAGAACCATCTTGGTGAAATCCAACTACACCATCTGGATCGTGATTGATAGTCATAGTTGTTATCACAGATCTTTGAACTTGGAATAGATAAGGATTAGTTCCCCCTGCACCAGTTGCCGCCTGTGCTTGGCGATCGGCTTCGATAGTTTTCCCCTTACAAAATTTTATTTCCCATTGTCTAGGTGCATGAAAATACGGAGCAGTTAATTTATTCACATCGCCAATAGATGCTCCCATTCTTGGAGTAGATCCAGACTTAAAATCTTTAATTATATCATCAACAATATTTGATTCATCTGCACTTTTTGGCCAGAATTGAAAAGTAAAAGTATGTGTTCTAAAATCTGATGGGCCACGATAAACAAGTGCCATGTGTGCATTTCTTGCAAGTCCAAACCCTGCAGCTCTAAAATCATTTACAATTTGTGGTTTGGTGAAAGCAGAAGTCATTGCATCGATAAGAACAGCACTTGTTCCTGCACCTTCACTTGCACCCATTGCTGCCAACCTTGATCCACCTTTAAGTGGTTCATAATTTTGACCTATTGTTGTAGTCAATGCGGCAGGAGGAATATATAATGCAATAGAAGACATTCTTGTGCCTTGACCTTCCCTGTCTACTGCACTAGAAGATTCATATGAATCAATGAGCATATAATGTTGACCCTGTGCAACATCTTTACCAAGTGTTGCAGGATAACTTAAAAGTTTTGGAACATTGGCCATGAGAAGAAAACGCTATAAAGGTAAATTTAAAGTTAAAAACCCCCAAAAATACATCGGAGATAGTACTAATGTTATTTATAGGAGTTTAATGGAACTTAACTTTATGAAATGGTGTGAAAAGAGCGAAAAGGTTCTAAAATGGAATAGTGAAGAGGTTGTGATACCTTACATTTCCCCTATGGATAAGAAGAGACATAGATATTTTCCCGACTTTCTTATCCAGACAAACAAAGGGTGGACTCTCATAGAAGTCAAACCTCTAGTCCAGACCAAACCCCCTAAGAAAATACTAATAGAAAAAGTGACATTGAAGAAGAAAAGGCGTTATGTTAAAGCGGTTAAGACTTGGTTAGTTAATGAAGCAAAGTGGAAGGCTGCAGAAAAGGTTTGTGAAGTGAACGGATGGAAATGGTCAATCATGTCAGAAAAGCACTTAATACCAGATAAATAATAATACTATGGCAAGTTTATTAGATAAAGTGTCCGATGCAATTCGTACAGGAACAGTTGGAGCGGAAGTAAAAAGATCTGCGAAATGGTTTCAAACAAAAATCAAGGGATTGGAAGGATCATTGAGAAATCAATGGACACAAACAAATGCACCAAAATTTTATCGGGAAGCAGAAACTAAGGTAAGTCCAAAAATTCTTAAACTGAGAGCAAATTTAGGGGATTTATATGCATATTATTATAATCCTAAACACAAAATGACTTTACCTTATTATGATACATTTCCTTTAATTATGTTAATAGGATATGAATCCGATACATTTTTGGGTTTGAATTTTCATTATCTTAACCCCAAACTTCGTGCAATCCTTTTAGATAGAGTGTCGGCTAAGGTAGGTGGAGGGATTATTAAGTGGAATAAAATTGCAAAGATCCCACAAGTTGAACCATGTGTAAAACGATATAGATATGATCACATTGTGAGGAAAGTAATTCCGATAGAAGAAAATGAAAATGAAATTGCAATATTCTTACCATTGGAAAGATTTAAGAAAGCATCAAAGTCCAAAGTATGGGCAGACAGTAAAAAAAGGATGGGTTAAAAATGGCTTACAATGTAAATGATTTTGCTGCTCAAATTGCAGCAAGAGGAGTTGCATCTCCAAATAAATTTCAAGTACAATTTACAAGTGTTCCTGCAGCTTGTCTTGTAGGAGGCACTTCTGTTAAGGACTTAAACTTGATGTGTGAAAGTGTGGCTCTTGCAGGAAGATCCCTACAGAGTTTGTTAGATAGACAATACGGACTTAATAGAGAAGTTGCATATAATGGGCCAGTATATACACCTATTTCACTTTCGTTTTTATGTTCTTCAAATTATATAGAAAAAAGAATATTTGATAGATGGAATAATATGGTGGTAGATATAAGTAAGGGATATGATGTTGCATATTATAAAGATTATATTGGAGAAATGCAAGTAACTGCTCTTGATAGATCGGGGAATCCTGCATTTAAATTGTCATATAAAGAATGTTGGCCGAAAACAATATCAGCAATTGAATTAAATCATTCAACACAAAATTCTCCTGCAAGAATGACTGTAGAAATGCAATATGCATATTGGGAATCTGATGATATTTTAACAAATAGCATTGGTCAATCAGTATCACCAAGAGTGCCTGCTTCAACAGGAGGCCCGCCCGGAACTCCATAATGAATTATTATTAACCGTCATGAAAGGAACTTATTATGGCATTACCTAAACTGAACGTTCCAGTATATGAGGCAATTCTGCCATCGACTGAGAGTGTTATTAAATATCGACCATTTTTGGTCAAGGAAGAAAAAATATTATTGACTGCAATGGAGTCAGAAGATGAGAAATCAATCTCTGATGCAGTTAAACAAATCATTAATAATTGTGTTCAAGAAAACCTTGATGTAGAACGATTGCCTACTTTTGATATCGAATATTTATTTTTGAGACTTCGTGCTAAGTCAGTAGGAGAAGAAGTTACTATCGGATTGAAACCATTTCCCTGTTCTCAAAATAATGGAGAACTTTGTGAAAAAACATCTGATGTAAAAATTAACCTAGAAGAAGTGAAAGTTATAAAAGACGGAAAACATACAAATAAAATTATGTTGACTGATGATATAGGAATCATAATGGAATATCCGAACATTGAAAATGTTCAGGCTATTATGATGGGAGATACTTCTACAGAGCAGAGTCTAAATGTGGTTAAAGATTCTGTTTCAATGATTTTTACACAAGAAGAAACTCATGAAAAAGATTCCTTTACTTCTGAGGAATTGGATGAATTTTTTGATAATTTAACTTCTGATCAATTTTTAATGATTAGGAATTTTTTTGAAACTATGCCGCAACTGAAACATACTGTGAAATACAAATGTACAACTTGCGGAGAAGACAAGGAAACAATAGTACAGGGACTTAACTCTTTTTTCGGCTAAGCCTAAGTCATAACTCGCTTGAGAATTATTACTTGAGCACTTTTGCAATGATACAACATCATAAGTGGAGTTTGACGGAAATCGAGGATATGTTGCCCTACGAAAGAGACATTTACATGACTATGCTGACCAAATGGATTGAAGAAGAGAATGAAAGAATTAAACAACAAAACAATTAGGTAAAGATGGCAGAAGTAGAAGTAACCCAAAAAGAAAATTTTAAAATGATGTCCGAACAGTTGAAAAAGGATCGTGAAGACACCATTGCTAGGCTCAAAGACATTGCAGACTCAAACACCAGACTTGCAAAGATTGCTTCAGACCCAGAGGAAAGAAAAAAGAACTTAAAAGCTGCTACCAAAGCTTCTAAAGAATTAGCTACTCTTCAGAAAGCAGACCTGACGACTACTGGTGCAGTAAAAAAAGAATTTGGAAATATAGGCAATTCTTTATTGGGTGGATTTGATGGAATACTTGGTGAAGCATTCGGCCCATTAGGTGGTATTGCTTCTACTCTTACTACTGGTTTAGTAAGAAGAAAAATAGAAGCAAAGAAAAATTTAGAGTCAGATATATTACAAGAAGAAACATCAAAAGATGTTGCAGATACTTTAGAAGAAAATGCAGAAGATGCGAAAAAGGATAAGATAAAAACAGACGGAGGTAAGGTTGAACAAAAAACTTCCGAATCCGCAGAAGAAACTGCTGGAGGTATTCAAGAAGTTGATGAAGGACTCAATACTACCAATCGATTGTTGACTGATATAGAATCTCATCTTAACTTCATGGCTGGGAATCAAGAAACTTCTGAAACTAGAAGAGAAAGACTCAGAGATAAAGGAGGAGAGACAGTTCGTGGGGTAATGCCAGGAGAGAAAAAGGGAGGATTATTTGGAGACTTCAAGTTTGGTGATTTATTTAAAAAAGGTGGAATTAAAAAAATAATCGCTACTCTTGGTGGAACTTTAATGAGTGGTTTTGGAACAGCATTTGCAGGAATAGGAAAAACATTTACCTCAACACTAGGCCCCCAATTAATGAAATTTGTAGGGCCTGCTGCTTTAATAGCCGGACTTGCATTAGCAGTCAAAGATGGAATTAATGGATATTTTAAATCGGATGAATGGGGTGTGTCCAAAATTGCAGGGTCAATAGGTGGTATTTTTGGAGGAACTGGCGAAGCAGGAAGTTTTGGAAATGTATCTGGAAATGCTCTTAAATGGGGATTAATTGGTGCAGGATTAGGAAGTATCGTTCCTGTTATTGGAACTGGAATAGGTTTTGCTGCCGGTGCATTACTTGGTGGTATTTTGGGTTGGTTTGGTGGTGAGAAAATTGCAAAAGCAGTAGATGCAATTTCAGATTGGTTTGAGAATAAATGGAATGGTTTTCTGAGTATTTTTGGAATAGACAAACGTTCTAAATCCAAAAAAATAGATGATATATCAGAAGATAAAGCTAAACTTGATAAAGAAATTTCCGACCTTGAGAAAAAAGAAAAAGAAGGAAAACTGTCTCGTTTTGATAAAGGAAACTTAGATAGAAAAAGAAAAGCTCAGTCAGCAGTTTCTGAGAGAGAAAAAAATATTAAAATAACTGGATTTGATATTTCAGACAAAGAGAAAGAAAAAAGAATTACACAATTATCTGCTTCCAGAGAAGAAACTGAAACTATGTTTGGTGGATATGGAATTGCAGAAGCAGAAGAAGAATTGAGAGTAAAACAAGAACAATTCGACAGAAGAACGTTTAGTGGCCCCATGGCAGAACGTAATAAAGAAGCGGCAAGTAGAGCACTTCAAGCAAAAAAAGATGAAGTCAAAAAAATGAAAGATGAGTTGAAAGCTCTGCAACGTACCGATGCTCCTGTAACTCCTTTGGCAAGAGGCGGAATTATTGTAAATCGACCATCTTATCTTCCATCATCTGGAACAGTTGTTGGAGAACATGGAACATTTACAGGAAGGGGTGCTGCTCGTGGTGGTATTCCAATGGATGGTGGCCCGGAAGCAATTATCCCATTATCTGGAAGTAGAGCTCAAGGATTTATTCAACCTATTGCTGCATCTATTGCAGGACAAGTAATGAATAATTTAGCAATGGATAGAGTGGGAATGAGTGGTGCTGGTGGAACGAGTTCTGCACCGACTGTGATTGATACAAGTTCGCAACAAGTAATTACTAATAATACAATCATAAACTCGCCCGAACCCCAAGGCCAAATGTTGCCAGGAGCTGGACGAGATCATGCTGTGTCACACTTTAGACACGCTGCGTAAGACTATGCTTCCGCAAGTTTCTTGAAGTAATCAAGATTCTCTTCATCAGAAGATGTAGAGGGTGTGATTGGTTCACCACCATCAAACGGAACCTTTACTGATTCTACAGTAGTAGGTGCAGTCATTGTTGGTGTTGCAACGTTTCCAAGAACAATATCCAAACGAGACTTTAAATCATCATAGGACTTGAACTTATCTTCCCCGACAAACTCTGTCAAGGAATATTGAGCGTTCCAAGTTTCTTCCATCTTGGTATCATCTTCAAACAATGGTGCCGCAGTTACAAACTCCGACTTATCATAGTTTGAGAAACCATCGACTTTACGAATCTTCAACTTGAAGTTCGCACCATCCCAAAAATTGAAAACATCTACTGCATTCTCATCTTCAAACTCTGGATTGGCCATCGAACTGACCTTATCAAAAATCTTCTTCCCATAACGGAAAAGAAAATTCTTACCTTCGTTTTGTGGATTCGCCTTGTCTTCAACGACAAAGATGTTAGAGATGTATGTNAGTCTTCGTTTCTGTTTACGAGCGATCTCTTTGTTCGCTTCGATACCTGAGTTCCAAAGAGTAGAGTTATACTCTGCCAATGGATCTTTCTGACCAATAGTGGTCAAAGAGTTCTCAATATACCATCCACCCGGCCCTTGAAAACCGTGATTGAAGATTTTGGCCCATGCCATCTCTTCATCATTGGGTGGGGGAAGAAATCGAATAACGGCATATCCGTTACCTGACTTGTCGAGTTCCGCTTTCCAGAAACGTTCATCTTCTCGACTGAAATTGTTTTTAGGATTGTTTATCTTCTCAACTTCTGTCTGAAGTTTCTGAAGATCGTTTGACCGACTTTTCTTGAGGGATGCAAATGTATTTGCCATCGTATTCTCCTTGTTCTACGTGTTTCAGATTATCCACTTTATGCATAATGTAATTCTACTTGTTTTCTAAGTATGTCTACGTATTTCTGCTTATTCACAACCACGAATGGGGCATAATTATTACACATACTATACAATTCCGGCCAAATGACCGTTTCCTCTATGCTCTCATTGAACTTAGAGGTGAAGTTTAAAATGGAATCCAGTATTACAAAGGTTTCCAATGAAACTTCTTCACCAAATACATGGCGAACTATTGGAGGATGTTGACCATCCTCAACTTTGAAAATGACATTGAAGTTTTCGTTCTCATCGAACATCTCTCCTACTTCATTCTCAAATACATAAGGAAGACTTTGAATCTTTGTCTTCCAAGCAATGTAGTTACTTCTACCTTCTGGTGAAGTTACATTACCTACCCACATTTCTCTTCCCTTAACAAAATTGGAAACAAGAAACTTGGTGAGTTCTTCATCCTTATAAATTTTCGACAAACGGATAAAATGGTGTTTGTCTTTTCGTTTCTCAAAAGAAGATTCACTTGCACGAACCTTTCCATGAAATTTAAAATAATCGTATTCCTTCTTGTTGAAGTGTTGTTTCAACGACAGATACTTTTGGTACACTTCATAAGGAGTCACTTGATATATCATATAGGGAGTTTTGATGTCTTTGGCATAAAATTCAATATCTCTGCCTCTTCCCTTAATTTGGTTTTAGTTTTAACGTTTATCAGCCCAGCACACGTTTCTGCTTCAAGACCATTTTCATCTGCATGATATAGCATCGCATCTAGATAACTCATCCTTGTTCTAGTAACGATTTCTTCAATCTCAGAATTATAACGTTCTGATGTAAACAAATTAAGTATTTCTTCCATTGTATTTTATAATTATAACAAATTATGACATCATTGTCAAGTTAAATCGTATCATTATTATTTGTTGTATTCCCTACAGCCTCTCCTTCTTTTTGTTCTGGATCATCTTTATCTTTGAACCAATAATCAGTTGACTTGGCGAGGACGGCCACATAGGCGCCCACCATGATATTCACCAGATCTCTTGATTCGGCAGGTAATGAACCATAAAATAGTAACCATATTAAAAACAAAAAAGTTAAAACTATAATCATTGACAAGATATATCTTGCCATCCAATTTAATTTCTTTCTTGTTTCAATTTTCTCATAACGTAATGCTTCCATTGGATTTTGCTCCCATAATTTTTCTTCTTGTGCATCAATCATTTCGACAGAGGTATTGATTTTACCATCCCCTAGTCTTTTATGAACTTTTTTATTCATGTTTCGTTGTCCATGAAGGGGAGTTAAATTTACTCCCCAATTTTATTTGTTACTTATTCTCTACAAATTCGTAGAGTTCAGTTGCCTTTTTCTTAATATCCTCAATGGTATAAGATTCTGGCTGAAGGTCTGTTCGTAACCTTGTAGTTGCATCACCTTGTTCTTGTGCAAAATTCCATGCATCAATGGCAATGTTTTCTTTTCTTGAGTATTCATCTTGGAGATAACCCTGTGCCATCTCTAAGAGTCTAAATCTTAATTCATATGGATTTGACATATGTTTCCTTTATGTGTGTGTTTGTGTGTAGTGGCCGGTTCTTCTGTTTCCAAGCGACCGGCCGGAGGACTACCCTCTAACTCAGCTATACTCTACGCAGCGAGTGCGTAAGAGTATGCAGTATAATCGGAATTATTTGCGATTATGGTTTCGATGTTGGTCATCACCCTATCTGTTCTCTCTGATACTATCTCTTACAATCGAAATCTATTTCAGCCCCATCAACGATAGTCATATCCAATATAAAGTGTGGCATAAGTTAAACACAATCCAAGCAATATCATAATTGCAAGCCACATTAATTTTTTTTCCATAACTCTCTTTGGTGGAGCTGATCGGAACTGCCCCGATGTCTTATAAGATACCCTCTCAGGTCATCAAACAAATTCCTGTATATCTGTAAATATTTATATTATCTCTTTCTACTGAAATGATAAGCGTCACATACTGATTTTAACTGACGGATATAATCTAAGGGATTATATACTTTCCAATCTATATGAATGTCTTGATCCAATAGAGGATTGTATTTCATAGGGTCAAACCTAATCAACGAACATATGACAATTTTCTTTGGAAGTAGTCCATACATCTCATACAGCATCATACAGTACGCTGTTCCTTGTAAGATGTATGAAAGTAGGTATTCTTCTTTTTTAATATAAGTGGCGGTTTTCCAATCTATTATTGCAAGTTCTCCTTCATAATCTGCAACCAAATCTGATGTTCCTGCTACCTTCAATCCATTAGACCACATTCCCATTTCAATTCCACGAATGTTATCTATCTTTTCGTTTATTTGAGGTATTGCAAGATTAACAAGCTCCAT